GGAACTGCTCGCCCGGATGGAACTCGACGTTTCGACGGCGGGTAACTCCTACATCCGGCACGTGACCCCGGCGGACGGCAGCGACGCGCTGCTGGTGCAGATGCGCCCGGACTGCGTGACCATCGTCAGCGAGCAGCGGACGGATGACGCGGGCCGGATCTACAAGGTGCCGGTCGGGTACAGCGAGGATCTGACCCCGCTGGGGATCACGGACCGGGAGCCGCAGTTCTACTCCGCCGGCGAGGTGGCGCATTACTCGCCGCAGCCGGACCCGTCAGCCTGCTTCAAGGGCATGTCGTGGCTGACGCCTGTGCTGCGGGAGGTGGGCGCGGATAACGGCCTGACGTTGTACAAGGCCGCGCATATCGGCCGGGGCGCGATGCCGGGCCTGGTGATCAAGTACTCCCAGAAGCTGTCGCAGCCGGTGGTGGACCGGCTGAAGAAGCGGTTCGAGGCCATGTACTCCGGGGCGGAGAACTCCGGCCGGACGCTGGTCCTGGATGAGGGCGCCGACGTCACTGTCGCTGGCAGCACGTTGGAACAGTTGCAGTACACGGCGGTGCAGGCGGCCGGGCAGACCCGGATCCTGGCCGCGGCGATGGTCCCGGCGGAGGTCGTGGGCCTGGAGGGGCCGCGGGAGGCGTCGGGTAACTACGAGCTGGCGATCCGGCGGCTGGCGGACATCTGGGCTAGGCCGCACTGGCGGATGGCGTGCGCTGTGCTGCAGCACCTGCAGCAGGGCGTGACGCCGCCGACGCGGCTCTGGTTCGATGTCAGCGGCATCGCGGCGCTGCGTGAGGGTGAGCTGGCCCGCGGGCAGACGACCCTGGTGAAGATGCAGGCCGTTGCTGCCGCGGTGACCGCCGGCTACTCCAGGGACAGCGCGGTCAAGGCGGCGGAGTCCGGGGACCTTAACCAGCTGCAGCCGGACCCGGCCGCAGCGCCGCCGGGTGCGCCGACGGGGGCACGGCCGCCACAGGCCGCCCTGCCGCAGGATCTGCCGGGCGTGGTGTCGCCGAACTTGCCGAATGCGAAGCCGGGGGCGTTCTCGCCGATGCCGCTGGCCCCGAACGGAAGCGCGAGGGGATAACGATGGCGCTGGCGCATGAGCCGCTCGGCAAGCCCGGCGGGCCCGGCCTGTTCCACCACAAGGGCCTGCAGCTCCCCGCGTTCATCCAGCACATCGCCAAGGACCTGATGCAGGAACGCGGCATGCCCGAGTCGGAGGCCATCGCCACGGCGATCGCCCAGTGCAAGCGATGGGCGGCAGGCGGCCCCGGCGTCAAGCCCGAGACCAGGGCGAAGGCAGCGGCGGCGGTCGCCGAGTGGGAACGGCTCAAGGCGTCGGCGCACGTGAAGAGGGGCGGCATGGACATGTCAGCGGCCGGGGACATCCTGGCCAGCCGGTCGTTCAACGCGGCCGCGCACCCGCGGCTCGGGAAAGGACAGGCCGGAGGCGGCCAGTTCGCCCCCGCCAGCAGCGGCAGCGGCGCCAAGGACGGCAAGGGCGGCAAGGACACCCGGGCCACCCCGTCGAACGCCCACCCGGTCGGCATGGGCGAGACGGGACAGCGGGTTCACGACCTGCAGGAACGGCTTAACGCGCTCGGCGCGCACCTGGCCGTCGACGGGAAGTTCGGGCCGAAGACGAGGGCGGCCGTGGAGGCGTTCCAGAAGTCGCACGGCCTGAAGGTTGACGCCCTGGTGGGACCGAAGACGACGGCGGCGCTGCGGCTGAAGCACCCGGCCGGCCCGCACAAGGCCCCCGTGCACAAGCCGGCCGCGCACAAGCCGGCCGCGCACACCGCCCCCGTGAAGAGGTCAGCGGACGGCGGCTACGACGACGACGGCCTCGACGCGAGCTGGGACGGTGATCTCAGCGACCTGCCCGACCTGACCGGGCTGGGCGTGGCCGACTTCGAGGCCATCGCAGGCGGTCCCGACCCGGGCGTGTCGCGGATGGCGAAACTCGGGTCCGGCGGCCGGTTCAAGGCCCTGAAGGCCAGGCTCGCCGCGAAGGGGGCATCCGACCCCGGCGCGCTCGCCGCCTACATCGGGCGCAAGAAGTTCGGCAGGAAGAAGTTCACCGCGCTGGCGGCGAAGGCACACAAGGGAGGCGGCGGTATGCACCGCGCCGAGTTGTTCCGCTCGTACCCGCTCGAGGACTACCACATCGTCCGCACCGGCGAGGGTGACAGTTCCGGCCGCGTCATCGAGGCGTACATGACCGTCTTCGACGAAGGCGCCGAGATCCGCGACCACCAGGGCCACTACCGGGAACAGATCGACCGGTCCGCGTTCAACAAGCGGATCTCCGACCTGGAACGCTCCCGGAACGGGTTCGCCGCCGCCAAGGTGTTCTACAACCACGGCATGACCATCCACGGATCGCCCAGCGACCGGTACTCGATGCCGGTGGCGGTGTGCGAGGGGATCCGCGCCGAGTCCCGCGGCCCGGTCACCCGTTCCCGGTACCTGGACACCCCGCTGGGCAACGAGGTGCTGGAGATGTGGCGGTCCGGCGCGGTAACCGCCCAGTCGTTCACCGGCGCGATCATCCGGTCCAGCCCCGAACTGCGGCCCGGCCAGAGGTACAGCCCCCGCAACGGGCAGCTGCAGAGCGTCCGCAGGCTCGAGCTCGGGCTGAAGGAGTACGGGCCCACCCCGTTCCCCGCCTACCAGGGCGCGGAGCTGGTCGGGGTCCGCATGTCGCCGCTCGGCACCTGGACGGCCGCCGCCGACGACGAAGAGCAAGAGATTGACGAGCTCGGCAGGACCGGGCCCGAAGATGAGGCACTTCCCCCCGACGGGGAAGCCGCCACCGGCGGGCCGCCTGAGGTGCACCCGTCCCGGGATCACGCGCACCGCCTCCTGGTGATGCGCACGGAGCAGATGTGCCGCGAAGCGGGCATCGCGTCCCGGAAGGGCGAATGGTAGATGACCCTCGACGAGATCATCAACGAGCAGAACACGATCCACACCGAACTCGAGCGGATGGCCTCCGACGAGTCCACCACCGAAGAGGCCGACGGCGGCATCCGCGACACCCTCGTCGCCCGGTGGAAGGCGCTGGACGGCGACCGGGAGAAGATCGTCTCCCGGATGGCGGAACTCGACCTGATCCGCAAGAAGTCGCAGGAGAACGGCAACACCGAGCCCGGCGACGGCGGCGGGAACGGCCAGTGGGGCGGCGGGCAGTCCCCGCAGTTCATGGCCCGCCGCGACCCGCTCGCCGGCCGGGACGAGTCCCGCGACTACACGATGCTGTCCCGCAGCGACCTGGTGGCCCGTGCGTCCAGCCTGATCGAACTGCACGACAAGCGCGGCCTCATGCCGGAGCACCGCGGCGAGTTCGCCACCCGCTCCGCGCAGGCGCCAAGCGTCGCCCGGCACATGCTGATGTACGGCGGCGACGAGTACTACGACGCGTTCAAGGATTATGTAAATGATCCCACGGGGCCCGGATTGCAGCGTGCCGCCGGCGCGTTGTCGCTGGCCAGCGCCCAGGGCGGTTTTCGTATGGTGGCCGCCGCCTGAAGGTGACTTCAGGCTAGAAAACCTCGCTGTATCGGTGAACCCCGCCAATGACCAGGGGAATACCGAGGCAACCCGCACGGGGAGAGTCCGTAGAGACTAATACGCGAGGCCCTGCCGAAAGCACCCGGGACCGTGCATCCCGGTGAGGCTGGCAGGTGAAGATAGAGCCCGACCTGCAGCGATGGCAAAGCTGCAGAGCTAAGGCCGGTGACGGCCTGGCCCGCGCCCGGGACGCGGTAACAATCTGTACCTACTGCCTTACTTCCTGGACCCCACGATCGTGATCACCACGGACGGGACCACCAATCCCTACCGGCGGATCGCAAATGTCAAGCAAATCACGACGAATGCCTATCAGGGAGTTAATAGCGCGGGCGTGCAGGCCGCGTTCCTCGACGAGGCCACCGCCGCCGGCACCGGCAACTACCAGGGCGTCGGGCAGATCCAGATCGGCGTCAAGAAGGCCGCGGCCTGGGTGTACGGCTCGTTCGAGGCCGCCGAGGACACCGACTTCGCGACGCAGCTCCCCCGGCTGATCCAGGACGGCAAGGACATCCTCGAGGAGTCCAAGTGCGCCGTCGGGACCGGCGGCACGGCACTGAACTCCGGCGAGCCGTCGGGGGTCGTCCCGTCGCTGACCAACACGCAGCGGGTCAACGCCGCCGCGTCCGGCGCCATCGCCGCCGGCGACGTCTACAATTTGGAAGCCGCGCTGGGCCCGAGGTTCAGGATGTCCCAGTCGGTCGGGTTCGCGGCGAACATCACCACCATCAACAAGATCCGTTCGGCCAGCCCGTCCGGTGCGGGTTCCAGCTTCTGGGCGACGCTCGGTGACGGCACCCCCTCCAGGCTGCTGAACCACCCGATCGTCGAGTCGCCGTCGCTCACCTCGGCGGCCGGGACCGGCACCGCCTCGTCCGGCACCGCTTCGGCGCAGGCCGTGTTCGGCGCGTGGGACAACTTCCTGATCGTGGACCGGATCGGGATGAGCATCCTGTTCGAGAACATGGTCACCGGCACCGGCGCGTCCGCCAACATCCCTGTGGGGCAGCAAGGCTGGTACGCGTTCTGGCGTGTCGGCGCGGGTGTCACGACCGCCAACGCCTTCAGGTGGTTGCAGTACTCCACCGGCTGACCTGACCTGCAACTACTAGCGACGCCCCGGCCGGGCAAGCGGCCGGGGCGCAACAGTAAGGATCCCGCATTGGCCCCGATGACCATCACCGTCCCCGACGACATCCCCTCCGCTGTCACCGGGGAGGAAGCCGCCCGGCTGGCGAACCTGGCGTCCGGCGGGGACGTGCTCGAGCTGGGCGCGCAGTACGGGTTCTCGACCGTGGTGCTGGCGCAGGCGGCCCGCAGGGTGACGTCGGTGGACTGGCATCAGGGCGACGAGAGCATCGCCGCCGTGTCGGGCGCGGAGTGCGCGGACACGTGGGAGGCGTACCGGGCGAACCTGGCCCGCTACGGCGTCGCCGGCAAGGTCGACGCGCGCCGCGGCCGGTTCGAGGACGTCCTGCCCGCGCTGCAGCGGCAGGGGGCCCTGTTCGACGGGGTGTTCATCGACGCGCAGCACGACGCCGCGTCTGTCGCCGCTGACCTGGCGCTGGCGCTGCCGCTGATCCGCCCGGGCGGGTGGGTCGCGTTCCACGACTACGGCCGGTCCGACGCCACCGGCCACCCGGGGTTCGGCGTGACCGGGGTGGCCGACGCGTTCGGCATCACGGGCGTGGCCGGGTGCCTGGCCTGGGGACGCGTCCCCGGGCCGACTGCGGCGCAGGCGGCGCCGGACCGGGTGCTGACGGTCGTCGGCATCCCCTTTCAGCCCGACGGGTCCGGGTACCACCGGCTTTACCTTCCGTGGAAGCACCTGACCGCGAACTCCCGGCACGTCTACGGCATCCCCGCGCCGGGGCAGAAGATCCCGCCGCCGCGCCCGGAGGAACTCGACGACGTAGACGTGCTGGTGATGCAGCGGCCCGCGTTCGCGTACGGCGCGCGGCAGTTCGACCGGATGGCCGGGCACGTCGCGCGGGTGTACGAGACCGACGACGATATGTTGTCGATGGAGCTCAGCAATTCGCCGTTCACGGCGGATCCGCGGTCGCCGGAGAGCGTGCGGTACTGTCTGAGGCGCGCGGAGATGGTCACCGTTTCCACGCCGTACCTGGCTGAGCTGTACGCCCCGTTCAACAGCAACATCCGGGTCCTGCCCAACATGGTCAAGGCGGAGCTGCTCGACCAGCCGCGGAAGCGGCGGGACCGGGTGACGATCGGGTGGCAGGGCGGCCTGTCCCACCTCGTCGACATGTGCGTCATCCAGGACGAGCTCACCGGCGTGCTGCACGACAACCCCGGCGTGGACATGCACTTCATCGGGCAGGACTTCTCCCCGCTGCAGTGGGTGAAGAACCCGGCCCTGGAGACACGGTGCCGGTTCAGCCCCTGGTGCGACGACGTGGGCGACTACTACAAGCTGTACGACTTCGACATCGCCATCGCCCCGCTCGCAGACCGGCCGTTCAACAAGGCCAAGAGCCACCTCAAGGCGCTCGAGGCGGCCGCCCGGGGCGTCCCCATCGTGGCGCAGGACATGGAGCCGTACCGCGAGTTCGTCCGCGACGGGGAGACCGGCTACCTGGTCCGCTCGGGGCAGGAGTGGACGAAGCGGCTGACCGAGCTGATCCACGACGAGGCGGCCCGGGAAGAGATGGGCGCGGCGGCGAAGAAGGTGGCCGCGAAGTACACCATGCAGGGCAACTGGGCCCTGTGGCAGGACGCATACGAGGAGGCGGCGCGCTGATGGCCAGGAAGATCATGCTCGAGGTGACCCAGCCGGTGATGAACGGCAACGAGGTCACCGTCCACGCGGGCGAGCTGTTCGAGCCGGGCGCGAAGCTGCCGGAGGGCGCGACCGTCCGCGAGGTCATCGTCGACGCCGGCGACAAGCCCGCGGCGAAGGAGGCCGGCCTCAAGCCGGGCGTGGCGGAGGCGGACCAGCCCCGCGGCGGTTCCGCGAAGGCGTCCGGCAAGTAGTGGACCCGGACGGGGTCGCGCGGTCCGTCGCCGCCTGGGAGGACATGCAGCCGCTGTCCTGGCGGGGCGTCCCGTGCCAGCAGTTCCCGTCCGACATGCTCCGCTACGCGCAGGTGCTGTTCGAGCTGCGGCCCCCGTGGGTGCTGGAATGCGGCACCGGCGGCGGCGGCGCGGCCCTGTTCCTGGCCTGCATGCTCGAATGCACCCGCGGGCAGGTCATCAGCATCGACGCCGACCCGCGGCCGCTCAGCGTCACCCATCCGCGGCTGACGCTGCTGAAGGGCGACGCGGCCAGCCCGGACATGGTGGCCAGGGTGAAAGCGATCCCGGCGGTCCGGAACCGGGGCCGGGGCGTGGTGCTGCTCGACAGCGACCACACGTCCGCCCAGGTGCTCGCCGAGCTCGGCGCGTACGCGCCGCTCGCCGCCTACCTGGTCGTGCAGGACACGCTCATGGGGTACCTTCCGCAGTACCCGGATAACCCGCTCCTGGCGCTGGAGAAGTGGCTGCCCGGCCACCCGGAGTTCACCGCCGACCCGGACCCGGTGCCGACGAACCACCCGGGCGGGTGGCTGAGGAGGGCGGACCGGCGATGATCCCCCTGTTCAAGGTCCACATGCCGCCGCGGGACGAGCTGATGCCCGCGCTCGAGCAGACGCTCTACTCCGGGTACGTGGGGCAGGGGCCGCGGGTCGCCGAGTTCGAGGAGCAGCTGGGCGGGTTCCTGGGGAACCGGAACGTCCTGGCCGTCAACTCGGGCACGTCGGCGATCCAGCTGGCGCTCCGCCTGGCCGGGGTCGAGGGCGGCGAGGTGATCACGACGCCGATGACGTGCGCGGCGACCGTGCTGCCGGTCCTGGCCGAGGGCGGCGTGCCAGTGTGGGCCGACATCGACCCGGCCACGGGGAACATCGACCCGGACAGCGTGCAGCGGAAGATCGCCCGGAACACGAATGCGATCCTGGCGGTGCACTGGGGCGGCCAGCCCTGTGACATGGACGCCCTGATGGCCATCGGCCGGGAGTACGGCATCCCGGTGATCACCGACGCGGCCCACGCGCTCGGCGCAACCTGGGGCGGCTGGCCGGTCACCGCCGGCCCGGACGCCGCCGACTACACGTGCTTCTCCTTCCAGGCGATCAAGCACATGACCACGGGCGACGGCGGCCTGCTCGCCTGCAAGGACGCCAGGCAGTGCGAGCGTGGCCGGGTGCTGCGCTGGTACGGCATCGACCGGGACGCCGACAGCGAGGACGCCCGCACCGGCGTGGACATCGCCGAGCCGGGCCTGAAGTGGCACATGAACGACGTGGCCGCCACGATCGGCCTCGCCCAGCTGCGGCACCTGCCGTCAGTGATCGGCCGCCAGCAGTGGAACGCCGCCTGGTACCACGACCAGTTCGCCGGGCACGTCAAGACCGCCGCCGAACTGCCGGGCGCGGCCGGGGCGTGGTGGCTGTACACCCTGATCTGGGACGACGAGGCGGAACGGGTGGCGTTCATGCAGCACGCCAGGGCCCGCGGCGTCGCCGTCTCCCGCGTGCACGCCCGGCTGGACCGGCTCACCTGCTTCAAGGAGCACGCGGCCGGGCCGCTGCCCGGCGTCGACGAGTTCTACGCGCGGATGTGCTGCATACCCGTCCACTGGGACCTCACCAGCGAGGACCGGCAGCACGTGGCGGACACCGTGACCGGGTTCTGCGAGCGCGGCCGTTAAGGGACGTCATGCTCATCGGGCACCCATGCAAGGTCGGGCGCAACTGACTGGAGCGCTCGCACGGCCTCGGTGAGGATGCGGTTCATGGACTTACCGCTGCGCTGCTGGTAGTCGAGCAGCCAGAGCCGCTCAGGCTCCGGGGGGCGGAACCTGAGCGGCGGGTTCTTGTGGCGGTCAGGAGGCATTGCCGACGCCCGCTGGCGCGTCAAACAGGCTCGCGCCGCAGCCGTCACACTCGACGTACAAGCGGCCGAGTTCGGAATAGACAACGAAGTCCGCGCAGCCGCAACTGTCGCATTCCACGGACTCTCGATAGTCAGTCATTAGCTTCCCTCTCGCTAGGTGGTGGGACCACTTTACCGCGTGGTGGGACCACATGTCAATAGGTGGTGGCCGTGACCGTCAGCTTCGAGGCCGTGACCACCTGGCCGCAGGCCCGGGAACTCCGCGCGCTGCGGAACGAATGCCGCGAGCACATGACCGGCGACACCCGGGAGATCAGCCGGGAACGGCAGCGCTGGTTCTTCACCGAGAAAATCCAGCCGGGCAAGGTCCGGGCGTGGCTGCTGCGCCGCGGTGGCCTGGCCGCCGGGTACGCGACGCTCCGCCCGGCCCCGGACGGCGCGGCGTGGATGTCATGCGGCCTGGCCGCCCAGGCCCGCGGGCAGGGCCTGGGTCATCTCCTGGTCGACCTGGTGACCGCGACGGGGCTGCATGAGGCCGGGATCGTGCGGCTCGAGGTGTGGCAGGACAACGCCCCGGCACGCCGCGTCTACCTCAAGGCCGGGTACGCGATCACGGGCAGCGAGGACAGGGGCGGCCGGATAGTCGAGTTCATGGAGCGCTGGTGATATCGGTCATAACCGCCACCTACCGCAACCCGGAGCCGCTCCGCCGGGCCATCGCGTCGCTCGAAGCGCAGGTGCACGGCGACTGGCAGCATGTCGTCGTCGCCGACGGACCCGACCCGGAACTCCGCGGCATGATGAGCGCCCTCGGCTACGCCAGCCACGGCAAGCGGGTGTTCGCGGAGCTGGGCCGGAACTGGCACTCGTTCCTCGGCGGCGACAGCGCGCCCCAGCCGCCCGGCACCGGCGGCGCCAGAGGACCCCGCGGATCCCGCGGCGTATCCGCCTACACCGCAGCCTGCTACCTCGCCGGCGGCGACCTCATCGCCTACCTCGACGAGGACTGCGAATACACCGAGCACCACCTCAAGCTCCTGGCCGACGCCCTCGCCGCCGTCCCCCACGCCGGGTTCGCCTACGCCAGGATGCAACGCTGGGTCGACGGGCACATGCTCGACCTGGTAGGCGACGGCACGCCCCGGCACGGCGCGATCGACGGGAACATCGTCCTCCACAGGGCCGAACTGCTCGCCGCGGCGAACTGGCGGTGGGGCGGCGACGCCGACTGGGACCTCATCCGCCGCTGGGTCAACGCCGGCGCCGCCTGGGCATTCGTCCCCGAAGTCACCGTCCGCTGGCACCACGCCTCCGCCGACATGTGAAGGGAGCGCCCGTGATCGGTCCAGGGTGCGGGCACCACTGCGGCGTCCAGGACGGCGGCGAGGCGCACTGCCCGTGCCGTGAATGCCACGCCCTGCATGAGGTCACGCAGATGGGCGATACCGCCCGGCGCTACATCGAACTGCCGCCATGAGCACCACCAGGCTCGGCGACGCCGTGGCGGCACTGCTCGCCGCCTACCAGGCCGCCCCCGCCCTCGCCGGAGTGCCCGTCTCCGACGGGGTCCAGCCGTCCGCCATGGCCGCCGCCGATTTCGTGATCGTCGGCCACGACGCGTCCATGGACGGCGACGGCATCCTCCAGCCCGCCGCGCTCACCGGGACATACACGCAGGACGTGGCCTACTTCCCCGACGTGAGCGAGGAACGCGGCTCCGTCAACGTCGTCATCGCGTCCCAGACCCCCGACATCACCGCCGTGGCCGCGTGCCGGGCCCGCGTGACCGCGCTCGTGGCCGCGTGCGAGGACGCCGCCGACGGCGCGTCCGCACCGCACCTGAAGTTCGACGGGACGACCGACGGCAGGTTCATCACCAGGCAGGGCGGCGGCGGCCTGGCCGTGATCTGCGCCTACCGGGTCGCCTACTCCGCCCCGTGGGGGTGACATGCTCTGCGGAAAGTGCGGTGCACGACCGGCCATAAGGAAAAGCAACGGTCACCACACTTGGTGTCGCGAGTGTCGTTACGAGTACGACCTATGGCGCTGGTACAGGCTAACTCACGAGGACTTCGATGCCTTGCTGATCAAGCAGGAGAACCGCTGCGCGATCTGCGCTAAGAGTTTCAGCGGCAGAGGGACGCACGTCGATCATGATCATGACTGCGCACACTCTGACAAGGGCGTCCAATGCTGCTTCAGATGTGTACGTGGCGTACTGTGCGGCAACTGCAACCACTTCGCCGGCTGGATAGAGACTCGGCTTCACCTTCTCGCACCCGCGCTGAGCTACCTAGGGGTGGAGATCCGCGACGCTCCCGACTGACGTGCGATAATAGACGAAAGGGCCCCGGCGGTGCGTCAACACCCCGGGGCGTGGCCGACCTGATGAGAGCAGGCCGACATGGCTAAGGCTAAGCCAGCATGGACCAACGATCCATACCAGCTCGCCTGGCGTAAAGCAGCCTTCAAGGGCACTCCCCGCGTATCACTGAGCCTCTGGGATCGCTTTAACTCAAAGGTGCTGCCCGGGTCGCCCGCACCAGACGGACTACCGGGCAACTGCTGGGCTTGGAGTGCAGCGCACTTCAAGCAGACCGGTTACGCGCTAATCGTCATGAAGTGCCCGGACGGCAAGTGGCGGCCGACCATAGCTCACCGCATCGCGTATGAGCTCTATATCGCGGACATCCCGGCCGGGCTGGTGGTCGATCATCTATGCCGGAACCGCGCATGCGTGAACCCCTGGCACCTGGAGCCAGTGACCCAGGCGGTCAACATGGCTCGCGGCATGGCACCGGCGGCGGTCGTCATGCGACTCAACCGGTGCGGCGAGGGGCACGCGTTCACGCCGGAGAACACCTACATCAAGCCGAGCCGACCGAACAAGCGCGAGTGCCGCGCATGCATGCGCATACGCGACAACGCGCGCAACGCCAACGCAGGACGGCGCGAGCACTATCACCGCATGTACGTGCAGCGTAAGCAGCGAGCAAGGAGTGCATCCGCCTCCTGAAAGGAGGTGGTGCATGTGCGCTGGTTGATTGGTCATCCAGGGCCTTTAGCCCGCTTTCAGCGTGGCGGACGTTTACGAGGGGTGGGTCGAGGCGCTCCGCGGCCTCGGCGAAGAGGTCTACACGTACCAGCTTGACCAGCGGCTGCAGGTGTTCGACGCCGCGCACATCCCCGTCAGCCCCGTCGACGCCGACGGCAACGCCACCGTCCGCAAAGCCGTCAGCCGCGAGCAGGCCGTCATCATGGCCGCCGAGGGGATCCTGTCCGGCGCGTTCAAGGCATGGCCGCACGTCGTCCTGCTCATCAGCGCGTTCTTCATACCGCCCGTGTACCTGGACATGTTCCGCGGCCGCGGCATGAAAGTCATCCTCCTGCACACCGAGAGCCCCTACCAGGACGGCGAGCAGCTGGCCCGCGCCGAGCACGCCGACATCAACCTGGTCAACGATCCCGTCAACCTGGACCGCTACCGCGAGTTCGGGCCCGCTGAGTACATGCCGCACGCCTACCGGCCGCAAGTCCACTACCCGGCTCTACCGGGCGCGCTGAAGCCGTGGGACCTGTCATTCGTCGGCACCGGCTTCCCGTCCAGGGTCAGGTTCTTCGAGGCCATGAACCTCGAGGGGCTGCAGGTGCAGCTCGCCGGGCCGTGGATGGACCTCCCGGAAGACTCCCCGCTGCGGGACTGGACCATGACCGACGACGAAGCCTGCGTAGACAACGACCAGACCGCCGCCATCTACCGGCAGACCAAGAGCGGCATCAACTTCTACCGCCGCGAAGGCGAGACCGCGCACGCCGATAAGGGCGTAGCGATGGGCCCCCGCGAGGTCGAGCTTGCCGCGTGCGGCACCTGGTTCCCCAGAGACCCGCGCCCCGAAGGCGACGAGGTGCTCCACATGCTCCCGACCTTCACCAGCCCTGGTGAGGCCGGGGAACTGATCCGGTGGGCCGTCAGCCACCCGGACGCGCGGGAGAAAGCCGCCGCGCAGGCACGCGAGGCCATCGCGGACAGGACGTTCGAGGCAAACGCGAAGCGGCTGCTACGGCTGCTCGAAAAGTAAGGGGAGAGGCACTGTGAGTAGGCACCACGGCCGCAACGGGTCGGTCTATATCGGGGTTACCAACGGCACGGCCGCCGTGCCGTGCGCTTTCCAGGCGTCCTGGTCGCTGAACAAGACCGTAGACAAGCAGGACGTCACCGCGTTCGGAGACGGCAACAAGGTCAATTAGGGCCCCCTGGCAGGGTGACCTGCCAGGTGCACCGCGCTGTATCGGTGAACCCCGCCAATGACCAGGGGAATACCGAGGCAACCCGTACCGGGGAGTCCGTAGAGACTACACGCGCGGCAACTCCGATAGACCTGCGAAGCCGGTATAGCTGAGCAGGGCTGGAGCTGAAGATATAGTCCGAACTGCACCGATGGGAAAGGTGCAGAGGCTGGCAGAAATGACCAGCCCGCTCGCCCCCAAGCGGCGAGAGGTAACAGACTGCTATGTTGCCGGCCTCCCCGATGCGAGCGGGGACTTCTCCGGGTTCTGGGACGACGCCACGGCGCAGACCTACAGCGCGGCGAGTGACGGGCTGAGCAGGAACATGTACCTATATCCTGACATTCAAAATTCGCCCAGCGTCTACTTCTTCGGTCAGGTGCTTCCCGATTATTCAATTGACGGTGCCGTCGGCGGCCCTGTCAATTTCAAATCGACATGGAATGCAGCAAGCAAAATCACTCAATACAATCCGTCAACCGGCGGGCTCAGCTAATACCTCTTCAGGTATTCAGTGGCGGCCTGAAGTACGGCGATGTCGTCACGGGCGTAGCCGAGCATCGGGTTGCAGCGGGTGCAGAGCAGACCACGCGGCCGTCCGGTCGCGTGGTCGTGGTCGACGGCGAGCTGCCTGCCGCTCTGGTTGCCGTTGCCGCAGATCGCGCACACGCCGCCCTGTGCGGCGAGCAGGGCGACGAACTCGGCGTGCGTGACCCCGTACTCGCGCTCGCGCATCCGGCGTACGATCTGCGCGCGTTCCCGCTTCGGCGCTTCGGCGCTGTGCTGGACGCAGTATCTATGGCCTTGGCCACGGAGCTTCGGCTCGTCACAGCCTTCCATCTGACAGCCGGTCTTGCCGCTAGCGCAGCGCGTGCAGATCCGCTTCGTGCTGCGAAATATCTCTCCGCAGACCTTGCACGGACGATCGGTCGCCTTGCATTCGTAGCACTGAAGGTCACGCCCGCGGAATGCTTTGCCGCAGGTGGTGCACTCACGATCAGTGGTGCGGCAAGGGTTGCAGAGCAGGTTCGCGCCGGCCCGGAAGACGGCCCCGCACTGGGCGCAGGTCTTCTCCGTCGTACCCTGGGTCATGTCGACTCCTCGCAGTCGGCCGGGCCCGGGGTGGTAGCACACCGCCGGGCCGCTATGTGCCTAGCGTATCGCCAGGTAGCGACATTCCGGCCGTCACCAGGATGGCCATAGCCCGGCCCAGCCGAGCATGTCCACGACGATCAGGGACAGGACGGCGGCCGGGATCACGGCGACGATGATGCCGGCCGCGCGTATCAGTGTCATACCCGGAGGGTAGGCGGTCGTGGCGGACATGGCGAGCGAACTGGAAGCGATCGCTTTCCGGCTGCGCCGCGCGGGCACCGAAGACCTGCCCCGGGAACTGGCCGCGGCGCTGCGCCGCGGCGTGGACCCGGTGCGGGACGACATCCGGGCCGGGCTGAAACCGAAGCTGCCCGACCGGTACGCCGAGGTGCTCGACGCTGACCTGAAACTGTCCGTCTCCGTCCGCAACAGCGGCGGCGACGCCACCGCGTCGGTCACAGGGACGACGCGGGGGATCGTGCAGCGGCGGCGGATCAAGCGCCTGGACCGCGGCGTCCTCGAGCACCCCCTGTGGGGTGACCGGGAGAAGTGGTACGCGCAGGCGGTCGAGCCGGGCTGGTTCACCGGGCCGGCCGAAGCCGCAGCGCCCCGGGTGCACGGCGAGCTCGAGCAGGCGCTGCGGGACGTCGCAGGGAAAGCAGAAGGCAGGTGAGGCAGTGCCGAAAGTAGTCATCAACGGCGAATCGTTCGATTACGACGGGGACAAGGCGCCCATGTCGGAGGCGCTGGCCATCGAGGACGTCTACAAGCGGCGGTACGTCGAATGGCAGGCCGACCTTCAGGCCGGGTCCGCTAAGGCCATGGCCGTGCTGGCGTGGATCATCTGGCGCCGCGACGGCCGGGACGTGCCGTTCGAGGACATCATCAGCGGCAAGGCCGACTTCGACCTGGGCGAGATGATCAACTCGATCGTCGAGTCGGCGCAGGCCGCAGCGGAGGGTGAGGCGGACCCTCAGACCCCCGGAACCGGGTAGGTCCGGGCTGGCACACGTACGACGCCGCCAAGTACGAGGGCGTGTTCAGTCAGTACATGAACGTGCGACCTTGGGAAATCGGACTGCTGACCGTCGAACAATTCGAGCGCATGATCGACTATGTGGAAGAACACGTCATCAAGGGCTAATGACTCCCTGACCTGCTAAAATAGGAAGTACGGACCCCGGCGAGCGCGTCAACGCTCCCGGGGCATGGCCGAACCTGCGTGAGAGGTCCGACATGACAGAGCCTAATCCTGCGCCTAAGCGCGATCGTCGGCAGTACAACCGTGAGTGGCTTGCGGCTAACCGCGAGAGAGCCCGCGCCCAGGCGCGTAAGCGATATGCGGCTGACGGCCAACGGCAACGCGAGTATCAGCGCAAGTACTACGCGGAGAACCGCGAGAAGATCAGCACGCGCCGGAAGCTCTGGCGTAAACCAGACGATCCCCGCGCGGCACGCAGACAGCACCTCAAAAGCACGCATGGCCTCGACGAGGTGACGTGGCAGGCGATCTGGGACGCGCAGAATGGCTGCTGCTACCTGTGTCGTGACGCGCTTGATATGGCTACAGTTCACGTCGAGCACTACCACGGATGCTTGGCGCATCCTCCCAAGAAGTCGTGCTCGCTTTGCCGCCGCGGCCTAGCCTGCCAGTCATGCAATTTGATCATCGGCCGGACTGGCGACGATCCAGTCCTGCTGCGAGCCATCGCGGACAACCTTGAAGCGGCGAACGCTGATGTTATGGAGCGGCAACGCGGCGCTCCGCAGTCCATAACACTTTTCTAGGGGTGACTGACAGTGGCGGAGTCGATCAGGTTCGACTTCCTGTCCACCGGGGCAGACCGGCTGGCCAGGGACTTCAAGAGCACCGGCGACAACGCCGCCGCGGCGGCGCGCGGCGCCAAGGTGCTGCAAGAAATAATCGGCAAGCTGGGCGAGAAGGAAGGCCGCACCGCCGCCGAATCGCGGCTGCTGGCCCAGGCCCTGCGGCAGACCGGCGACGCCGAGGACCGGGCCGCCGCCAAGGCGCTCCGCGCCGAGATCGCGATCGCCCGCCTCGACGAGGAACTGAAGAAGAACGAGCGGGACGCGCTGAAGGCCGCGGCGGCGAACCGGGCGCTGGGCGACTCGTTCGACAAGCTCGCCGAGAAGGCCGGCGGCCCGTCGCTGAAAGGCGGCCTGCTCGCCCTGTCCCCGGCGCTGATCCCCCTGACCGGGGGGATCGCCGCGGGGGTCGGCGCGATCGGCGTGTCGTTCGGCGCCGCCGCGATCGGCGCGGGCCTGTTCGGCGCGCTGGTCAAGGGCGTCTTCTCCAACGTCTCCAAGGACAACCAGAAGCTGGAGACGGCGCAGAAGCAGCTCGCCGCCGCGCAGATCGCCCGGTCGCAGGCCACCACCAAGGCCCAGCGGGCCGCGGCGGACAAGCAGATCGCCGCGGCGCAGGACACCATCGCCAGCATCCGCTCCGAGGGCGCGGCGTACAACCAGGTGCTGGACCTGTCCAAGGAGATCGGCGTCAAGTGGAAGGTGACCAGCGCGCAGATCGCCTCCCCGGCGGTCGTGCCGTGGCTGACCGCGGTCAGCAAGGGGATAGCGTTCATCCGGCCGCTGGTGCAGCCCGTCGCGGACCAGTTCCAGGCCTGGGGGCAGGCGGTCGACCGGTACTTCTCCTCGGCCAGGGGGTCGGCGGAGATACACCGCCTCGCCACCGAGTTCGGCCGGTTCTCCGCGTCGCAGCTGAAGGACATCGGCGTTTTCGTCGTCGATATCGGCCGCGGGGTGTTCGCCCTCGGCCAGGATATTGCCGGGCACAACATCGACTTCGGGACGTTCGGGAAGCACCTGGACGAGTGGGGCGCGGCGTTCCTGCGCTGGTCCCGGTCGGACGCGGCCCGGCAGGACGTGAACAAGTTCCTGGCCTATCTCTCCGCGAACGGGCCGCAGGTCTCCGGGCTGCTGAAGAACCTGGGCGGCGCGCTGGCGGTGTTCGCGCCGGGCCTGTCCAGCGTCGGGTCGCTCGAGCTGCGCCTGGTCTCTGACTTCCTCGGTGTCCTGGCCCGCACCCCTAAGTCGATCGCGAAACCGCTGGTCGACGTGGCGGGGGCGCTGCTGCTGCTCCAGAAGACCGGCGTGCTGAAGGTCGGCATCAAGGTTGTCGGCGCGGCGGTCAAGTGGCTGACCGGCGGCGTGATCGACATCGGAGGCGGCGCAGCGGCCGGGGCGGAGATCCGGGCCGCGTTCACGTCCGGCGGGGCCGCGGCGGCAGCGGAGATCCGCGCCGCGCTGGCGGGCGGAGGCGCGGCGGCCGGGGCTGAGGGTGCCGTGGCCGGCGGCGGGGCGGCCGGGGCGACCGCCGGGAAAGCAGCCGCCGGGGGGTTCGCCGCAGCGTTCCGGGCCGCGCTGAGCCCGGCGCTGGCCGGGGTCGTCGCCGGGGCGGTCATCCGGTCGGTCGGCGACACGCTGTCACCGAAGGGGTCATTCGCCGGGAAACTGAACGCCGATTTCCAGGCCGACGGGCACCTGTGGTCGACGGGCCTGCTGCACTCGTTCACGTTCGGCGGCCTCGAGGCGTGGCTCACCGCCAAGATCGGCCTGCCCGTCGGCCAGGCCCTCAACAACGTCGGGTCGTTCATCCACGGGTCCTGGACGAAGACGGAACGCGACACGAAGGGCATCTGGGGCAACATCGGCAGCTTCCTGTCCGGGTCCTGGCACAAGATGCTCGGCGACAGCGGCCACGCCACGAGCGGCGTCCGCAGCAACTTCTCCGGCATGTCCGAGACGATCCTGGGCGCGATGCGGCGGGCCGGGCAGGCCACCGACGCTTTCCGCACCCGGAACCTGCTCCCCGTGCTCGGCACGGCAGGCCGGGTATCCGGCGGGATCCAGGGCCTGCAGCGGTCCATAAACGCGCTGCACGGCAGGACCGTCAACGTCGGCGTCCACGGCTCCGGGTCCGGCGGGGTGCAGGTCACCCCGTCCAGCGGGGTGCCGGGCGCGAAGAACTACTCGGTGTTCTTCAAGCCCGCCGCGCAGGGCTGGTACGTCCGCGGCGGCCAGCCCGGCCAGGACTCGGTGCCCGCAATGCTGATGCCCGGCGAAGTGGTCGTGCCCACGCACATGGTGAACGCGGGCGCGGTGGATCACCTGCGCGGGGCGCTGCCCGGGTTCGCGTCCGGCGGGCTGATCAGCGCCGGGTCGCTGGCCGGGGCGCAGGCCGCGGTGGCGGGCGGCGCCGGGACCGACTCGGCCGCCGAGATGCGGGCCAACGTCAACGCGATCGTCTCGAAGATCAGGGCTTCCGTAGCGGCCTCACAGTCGGCCGGGGCCGGGATCCGCTCCACCGCGCTCGGCGGGGACGAGGGCGCTAACCGGGCGCTGGCCCGGTCCATGTTCCCGTGGCCCGCGTCGATGTGGCCCTCGTACGTGAACCTGGAAATGGCCGAGGCCGGGTTCAACCGGTTCGCCCGAAATCCCAGCTCAGGCGCTTACGGGATTCCTCAGGCGCTCCCCCCGTCGAAGATGCCGTTCGCCGCGCAGGCCGCCGGGGGCAGCCACGCCGGGCCGCAGATCGCGTGGATGTACAACTACATCAGCGGCCGGTACGGCAACCCGGTCAACGCGTGGGCGCACGAGGTCGCGAACCACTGGTACGCGAAGGGCGGCCGGGTCCCCGGCTACGCCTCCGGCGGCACCGTCGCATCCAGGGGCCGCACGTGGCTGAACGCGTGGCAGTCTAAGCACGGCGGAGGGTTCGGCGCCGCCTGGGGCCCCGTCGTCGTCAACGAGCAGATCGCCCGGATGACCGCCGCGATCGGACGTGCCAGGGCCCTCGCCTCAGCTAAGGGGCTGTCCGCAGGGCAGCACAGGTTCTGGGCCGGCACCGCCGCCGGCGAGACCCGGCGGCTCGGCGTCCTGCGCTCCGAGCTGGCCACCGAGCGGGCGTGGCGCACCCAGCTGGGCGTGAACGAGCTCGCGCTCAACCGGGAGATCCGGGCGGCGGGGAACCTGAAGTCGCTGGCCGGCCCGGTCAGGGGATGGAAGGCGCAGCTGGGGCGGGACAAGGCGACCGTCTCCGCGATCAGCAAGATGCTCGGCTACTCCGACGCGTACATCAAGGCGCACCCCGCCCCGGTGCCACCGCCGAAGCTGCCCCCTGTCACCCATACCTACGGCGGCGACGTGGCGGACACGATCGCGCCGATACTGGCGTCCGCGCTGGCACCGGTCACGTTTGACCGGGGCGGATGGCTGC